GACGTGTGCTCTTCCGATCTGCCTGCCATGATGCGGTGGCCGGTGCCTGCAGACGCAAGCTCTTGGTACTCGGTGATGTCGAGGATTGGCATTGTGATACCTCAGATGCCGGAACCTTGGCGAATCTTCAACGCCACTTCCGCATTGAACCGCTGTCGTTCATCGTCGATCTTGAGCAGCTCCAGGTTCTCGCGGCGGCTCATTTCCTCGCGACTGAGCTGCCCATCTGACTCCATGGCCGCCAGTGCCAGCTCACGCTTGAGTTGGTTGTCGACCATCTTCTGCTCGGCTTCCGCGCGCTCACGCTCGGCGTTGTAGGCCAAAGTCTCGCGCTTCACGGCGGCTTCCTCTTTCTTGGCATCGGCCGTGATCTTCGCCGCCTCAATGCGCGGGTCTGCCGGCGCGCCCTGCTGAGCCTGCTGCTGCATCTCCTGCATCACCTGGTCCTCGGGCTTCATCATCGACTCGGGGTCGACCTTGAAGGCCTTGAGGATCGCCTTGAGCTCTTCGCGCTCGCGCAAGTGCGGGATGTAGCGCGGGTTGTTCGTGATGCTGGCCAGGTTCAGCAGGGCCTGGTTCTGGATGTCGCGCTCGACCAGAGCCGTGCTGCCGCGGGCGTCGATCTCGAAGTCGCCCTTGATGTTGACGTCGGGGTCGTTGGCCATCTTCCAGTCGTAGTACCTGGACAGATGGGGCTTGGTGATGCTGTCGTCGTAGAGCTTGACACGCTGTCGCAGCACGCCGTTGGCGTTGTTGTACAGCATGACCATGCCGCCCACTGTCTCAGGCGCTGAGCCACGCTCTCCGCCCATGATCTGAGGCATGCCCGACTCCATGTCGGAGAACTGCATGGCGGCCTGGGCGATGGCCAGCAACTCCTCAAGGTGCGAGTTGAACTCAAACGTGGTCATGGCAGCACGCACGTCGTCGAGCTCGTCCTTGGCCAGCCAGACCTTGTTGGGCGTGATCTCGTAGCTGCCGTTCTGAGGAATGACCATGCCCTTCTTGATGACGATCTGGCCGCCCAGAGATGTGCGGCCGTTGTCCATCACCTGGCGCCAAGCGCTGTTGACCACCCGCTGCTGGTGCTCAAGCTCGTCGGGCAGGCCGTAGCCGAATGGGCTGTCGTCGGCCTTGCGCCAGCAGTACACGTCCACCGGCAGCGTGCGGTCTGGCACCCACGAGTCCATGGCGCCGACGACCTTGTCGTTGACGATCACCAGCACGCCAAAGTCCACGTCGGTCAAAGGATCGCCCGTGCGAGAGCTGAGCATCTCCATCTCATCGGGCTCAATCTCGCCGTGGTACGTCCACATCTCGTAGGCGTCCTCGTTGATCATGTCCTTGATGACGCGACCCTCTGCCACGCGCAGCTTCTGCGGCGGCATGCGCAGCACCTCGCGAAGCGCGTCCTCGTCATACCCTGGCAAACCAACGAGCTGACGAATCTGCTTGCGGGTGACCATCCGGCGCATGAAGAAGCCCCGGCCGGCTTGGTGATCGTTGCCGCAGCTCGGGTCGAAGAAGCAGTCCCATGGGTCCAGGCGCATGCTGGCCGGCACGATGGACTCGTTGATCTGCAGCTCCTGCGTACCGTCGGGCCTGGGGATCCACACCTTGCTGGTCTGGCGCGCCGGGAACGGCCCGTAGAGCACCATCGTGCCCAGGCGCACAGCATCCTCAATGCCCTTGCGCGACTCGCCGTTGTACTTGCACTCGGTCAGGCTGTCGTCGATGGACCGCTCCATGGCCTCGGCCGCCTGCTTGGCGGCCTCCATGATGGCCTTGGCCTCGTCGTTGGCGGTGAAGCCCGTGGGCTGCCCAGTTGCGGGGTCCACCGTCGGGGCATTGCTTCCCACCATAGTGGCCAGCTCGGGCAGCGGCGTGGGCTTCAGGCCCCAGTTGCGATCGTCCACCGGGAACAGGATCTCGCACATGCGCGCCACGGCCTGGTCGACCTTCGGGCGCACGATGTTGATCACCACCCGAGACCTGGTTCCATCCTGCGCCTTGCGTGCCGGCGGGCCGTTGCGCAGCGTGTTCTCAAACTCGCCCGTGCTGTTGGTGTGCTCGCCGAAGTAGAGCTGCGCATTCTTGCGCCAGCGCTTCTCGACATCAGTGTTGGTGGCGCGAGCCTGCACCCACTGATCGCGCATCTTGGCGAAGGTCGTGTACAGGCGCTCGATCTCGACCTTCTGCCGAGACTCAAACTCGTCCTGAGTCAGGACCTCGTCGCCCACGATGTAGCCGACCTCGGGTGTCCTGTCCTTGGGCTGCATTTGTTGGTCCATCAGTACCCCGAGATTTCGTCGATGGCGGCCCATGCCGCTTGATGCACAGTCGGCACCACCCAATCGTCAGTCTTCTTGACGGGGTAGGCGAACGTGAGCGCCAGTGAGTCGGCCCGGTCGGGTGACTTGATGCCCCGCTTCTTGGCGTCCTCCTTGCTCTCGATGAGCAAAGCGCCGCCGCGGTAACTGTACTGCAGCGCGGTGAGGTCGGTGATCAGGTCACTGTCGTTTGGCACCGATGCGCCGGCCTTCAGCCACTCGCGCATGTCACGCCACATGCGGGCCCGCAGGTTGTAGTTCTGGCCGTCGTCCACGCGCAGGGCGGAGTTGACGTCGACCACGATGTCACCGAAGTCCCGGCGCAGCACGTCGGCCACTCCGGCGCCGATGCCGATCGTGTCAACCGCGATCTGCTGCACGTCGCCAAGCTGGGCCCGGATCTCGTCCTTGGCGCGGCCGGCCACGTCCACGACATCCAGCTTGCCGGCCACCACCTGGCGCAGCACCACGCGGCCCTGGCGGAACGTGAAGCAGGTCTTGTCGTTGCCGAACCGCGCGACGTCGATGCCCATGATCACAGGCCCGTGAGCCATCAGATCGGCCGGGCCCTTGCGCGCTGCGGCCTGCACGATCTCGGAGCTGATGAATGCGTTGGAGACGGAGGCGGTGTAGCTGCGGTCGATTTCCTGGGCGATGACCACCGGGTCCAGCTTGGCCTTCTGCTCGTCGTACCAAGTCTCGTCCTTGCGCGGGTCGTCCCTCCAGTCGAAGATGAACTTCGGGGTCTTGCCGTCGTGCGCCTTGCGGTAGAACGGATTGCCCGCCCCGTTGGGGGTAGAGACGTAGATGCGGCAGTTCGAGGTCTGCGACAGGGCGGCGTCGGCCGCCTCTGGTCGCTCCAGGAACGCTGCCTCGTCGATGAAGTAGATCGAGGTTCGGTTGCCGCGGCCGATGTTGTCACCCGCCTCGCCAACGATGAATGAACCAGACTCAGGGTTCTGGATCTTCATAAAGGGCGCATGCTTGGTGACGTCCCAGCCCTCTGGCTGGAACTCGTTGGGCAGCATGTCGACAAACTGTCGCACCTTCCAGAACAGGCTTGCCGGGTTGCCGATCTGGTCGACGTAGTCTTCCTTGCGCGAACCGAATCCGGCCACCGTACCAGGCCTGAACAGCATCATCCAGGACGCAAAGGCCACGCACAGCCACGACACGCCAGCGTCGCGGCTCTTCTCGACCACGCCGTCCTGGCGCTGCAGCCAGCGCTGCAGAAGCCAGTCGATGAACTCGCGCTGCTTGGGGAAAAGGACGAAGGGCACGACGGTACGCATGCCACGTTCCGCCAAACGCGGGTCGAACGTCATGCCGAAGTCGTTGATGAAGTCGGCCGGCCTGGCAGCGTAGTAGTCCTTGAGCCTGGCCACGATCTCGGGGTTATTGCGCATGCGCTGGATGCGCTCGACGCGGATTTTAAAAATGGCCTCGTAGTCGGGCCTCTTCCAGTCCCATCCCTCAATGCCGTAGCCCTGCAGCATCACTTGCCCTTGATCAGGCGCTCGTAGGCCTGCTCTGCGGTCAGCGTCAAGTCAGCCTTGAGCTCTAGCGCGCCGCCGTTCTTGCCGGTCAGTTCCAGCTTTGAGGTATCGCCGTACTCACGCGGCGCCAGCTTGCTGGCCACCTTGAGGTTCACGTCGATGGCGGCGCGCAGCCCAGCGGAGTCCCCGATGGCTGCTGCCATTCGGCCATGCTCGACGGCCTCGTCCACCAGGGCATCGGCCCGAAATGCCAGGACGTTGGCGAACATTTCCTTGGTCTCTTCGCTCTCCGTCAGGATGGAGCGTAGCTTCCAACCAGCCACCTCAAACGGCATCGTGGCGGCAATGGCTTTGTAAGACTCGCCGTTGACGTACCGGTCAAAGACCTCATGGGCCCGCCCCAAGACGTTGGCGCGCAACTCGGCCGCGGCATCGCGCCGGGGCTTCAGATGCAAAGCGCCGCCCTTTGGGGGCACCCACTTCTTGGGTTTGTCTGTGGTCACTGCGGAATTGCCTGCTGAGGTTGAGCCCCGACGTCCCTTTCCAGCCGGGAGACGAGTCGCCTGGATTGTTCGGCCGGGGCCCAGAAAAGCAAAAGCCGGCTCGAAGCCGGCTAGATTTGGGGACACTTACCCGGGCCGGAATATACAACGACCTCAGTCGATGGTCAACTCAATCTTCTGCAGGCCCTTCCGGGTCTGCACGGCCAAGGCCCGAATGGCCACCACCGCGGCCTCCTTGTCGGTGCTCAGGCCCCACTGGTTGCGCAGGTACTTGAGGGAGGCGGCCACCTCAATGGAGAGGTCTAGGCGGATGCTGCGGCCGCCATGGCGAGCGCGCCACCGGGCCTGGCGCTCGGCGTTTGTCAGGGCGTTGCTTGGTGGCTTGTTCATGGCCTTGAGCGCGGAGTCAAGGGCCTTGAGTGTGGGCCTCACGACTGCCCCCTTGCGCGGATGGCGGCGGCGAGACCTTGGAAACTGCTATTCATCAGTTCATGTGCCTCATCAGCCGCCTTCGCGCACTCTTCGCGCTCGGCTGCGGCGACGAGGGCGGCGAAGCGTTCAATGGCATCTGGCACTGGGTACAGCACAGGCTTGTCGCTGGCGATTTCGACGGGTGGCATCCCAGCCTCCCGCGCCATGCGGATGATGTCTTCTCTATTCATCATTGCTCCTCTCGGTTGTACTGGCGCACACGCACACTCCCCGGTGTCCTC